CCCCTAAAGAAGCACTAGATGTATTAAATAAAGGATATAACCTTAATTTATCTCAAGATGTACTTAATGACTATTTTGAATTGATGGATTCTTTAAAAAAGAATTTATCTGAAGGTGAATTAAACCAAATATTAGACACATATCTTAAAATATTAGACTCAACAAGAGCTGATATTCCAAATGACATTCAAGACTATTGGATCGCTAATCAATCTCGTCTAGGACTTAAGGGTAAATTTTTACCAGACAATTCTAATTTAACAAAATATAAAACAGCATAATGTCAGGATCAGCAGGAGGTAACAGAATACCAAGATCAGCTGTTGAAAAAACAGTTAAAGAATATATTGATAAAGTTTTAAGTAAAGTCCCTGGCTTCAAATCAGCTAAAGTATCAGGTTCATATAATACTTCGGACAAACAAGATTTTGGCGACATAGATTTAATTGCTTCTTTAGGGGTAGTAGCAACTACATCTCCTGTTGCTTTATCTTTAACACCAGTACCATGATTAAAAGTTAAACCTAATGCTTGGAACATAGACAACATTAGTTGTGTTCTATGTAAACCTTTAACATTATCTTTATATGTGTTTGAATAGTAACTGAAGTTTAGCCAATCTAAATTACCTACATTAATGTCTATTTGTACAGCTTTATCGTCTAATGCTTCTCCGTTTTCATTATATTGAGGGAATGTACAAAATATAGATCCACCACTAGCTGCTTTAAGATCAGTGTCTATAAACTGCGATTTTTCTTCAATATTGATAGCTATTAGTTCTAGCATAGCTCTTAGTTTACTTTGAGCTTCAGTCGCTGATCTTGAACGTTTTCTTATTTTTTCATATAAAGCTTCAAATTCTGCTTCATTAATATTCCAATTATCTAATAGTGGTGTGCCATCTTTAGTCATAAATTGATTAACATCCATACCTAAATCAATATCTCCTGATTCGTCTTTTTTACCAACGGAGCCTAATGTATTAAATTTAAAATTTACTTTAGGGTATATTTTTTTTAGTTCAGATGTAAATCTTGATAAAGTTGGTTCAATATATTCTTTTTTAATACTAGATGTAGTGCCAAATACATTGCCTCCTTCTGTTATTACAGTTTTTAAAATTTTGATTAAAGAAATCATTCTAACGGTTTAATATAAATATTGCTAATTACATTCCTATTTGAATTTCAGTTGGAAAATCGTTTGAAGTTGGTTTTGGATCTGGATGTTCTAGTTTATATAATTCATGTATATATCCAAACAATTTAAAATTTTCCTCAATAGTACGAGCAGGTTCATATATTTCCCATCCTTTACCTTGCATTTTTTCTCCTTTTTTATCGGCTTTATGTTTTGGAGATTTCAACCAAATAATACCTACACGTTCAATTTTTTCTTCATACAATTCGTTCCATGCTTGAGCATATGCAGATAATTGTAAGTCGTGGCTTGTATGTAGTGAATTTGATGTTTTAATATCTAATAACCATTTTTCACCGTTTATTTCAACTACTAAATCACATGTTCCTGCAAACATAAATTTGTCTGAGAATAGATGTGCTTCACTTTCTATTAATGTTGGTTTATATGTATCCCAAAACTCATGGAATTTTAAGATCATCTGCCAGACAAACATTGAATATTGTGAGTATCCTCTATCGTCAATAAGTGTTATTTTTTCACCTAAGAGATATCGCTCAATAGCGTCATGTACTTGTGTACCTTCATCCGCTGCCTTTCTCATTATAATATCTGAATTGTGGCCTACATCTTTTAACCATGTTTCAAAAAATTTATTTTTTGGCATATATTGTAAAATACTAGTAACGGATGGGTAGTATTTATCATGTCTTGTGTAGTACCTGTTGTCCATTATTGTTACTCTTTTAGAAGAGTCGTCAATTTCTAACAATCGTTTAACGTTTTTCTTATTAACGTTTACATTTTTTTCTATCATAGCATAAGCTTTTTATATAGCAAGTCTGAGAATGTTAATGGTTCAGTATCTTGTATAATGTGTGTGAAATGTTTGAATCCCATATCAGATGGATCCTTATCTTGCATATCAATTAAATATACTTCTTTGTTTTCGTTCATGAGTTGTTGGCAAAATTCTAATGCTTTCTTTTGAGCGTCTTTATCTAATGCTATGTAAATCTTTTCAACAGATGACATAACAATACGCTTCATAAGGTTAGATTGAATATTTTTACCTAGTAATGGAATAACATTACGTTTTATAGCTATAGCATCAAATGGCCCTTCACATAATATTAATGGTAAATCCCAATTTATAAAAAATTCAAATGGAATAATATTACGAGATGCATTTGGGTTTTTGTATTTTACTGGATTGTCTTTCTCAAAACTACGTGCTGTGAAATAATTTAATACACCATTTTCATCGTATGATGGTACTATTATTCGATTAGCGTAATTTCCAGATTCACAATATCCTAAATTGTATTTTATAATATCATCTTCACTAATACCTCGTTTTTTAAGATAAACCATAGCATGTTTTGCCATAACTGAAGTATGTGAGTCTGTTAGTGGTTTAAATTCTTTAGGTAAATGTACTTTATCCGTTGTGGTTGGTGTAATGTCTTGTACATCAACTTTAAGATATGATTTTAACTCTGCTATTTTTTCGTTTGGTATGTCTAAGGTTTTAAGTAATTGAGCTAGTTTTTTACCTCGTTTATCACATGACCAGCAATGCCACGGGTTAACACCTTCTTTATTTTCAGTAAAATTAATTTCAAGTTTAGGTTTATGGTGTTTACAAAAAGGACAAGGATAAGCATAATTGCCCTTAGATGTGGATTTACCACTACCTAAAACAGAATTTATTATTGTAACCAAAGCTTGATTTACCATACTCTACAATATAATACCCTATATTTGGGGAGCCAAGTCTTTCGGGAAAAACTTTCCTAATATATTATTATTTACCCAACGTTCACTATCAGATAATACGTTATTATCAAATAGGTATTTAGTTTCATAGTATGTTAATTCTTTAGAGGATTTGCATAAACGTAACACAACACGAGTTAGTTTATCTGTGGGTGTTGTTTTAACCCATTGTTTAACTTCATCTGCTGAACCATAATATGTTTTCCAGTCAGATTCTTTAACTATTTTCTTTTTAGAGGGAACACGACCACGTTGAGTAGGTAAGGCAGCTAATTCTTTTTTACCTAATTTTTTGTTTTGGGTGTGTTTAAATATTTTTTTACCTATATATTGGCGATTTGTTTCTAAATTGGTTGTTAGGTAAACATAACCGTAGTACTCGTCTGTGTTGAAATCTGGATTGTTTATTAGATCTTCAACATAGGTACATTTTTCTATTTGTATCATGGTTATAAATATTACATAATAATTTCACCTTCAACATTTGGTACCATTGCTCTGATTTCCTCTTCTGAATATTTTTTAGAGAGTGGAGTATCTAGTAAGTATAAAGTATCTTTAACTTTTAAATCAGATGGGAATGAAGTTATTAGAGTACTTTCTAAATCTAAATTACCTCCAACTGTTAAGTTAGGAGGGAGTGTGGTAATTGATGTTTCTAATAAAATTAAATCACCTTTAACGTTTAAATTAGGTGGGAGTGAGGTGATTGGGGTTCTAGATAAATCTAAATTACCTCCAACTTTAGTTAAGTTAGAGGGAAGTGAGGTGATTGGAGTATCAGATAAGTCTAAATCTCCTTTCATTCCGTCTTTTATATATTGTTGTATTTTATTTTGGGCTATTCTGTTATAGTCCTTTTCACGTTCTTCCTTTGAGCCCCTTGGAACAAACGGGTTGTCTTCTTTAAGTAAATCAAGGAGTTTAATCATGGTTATAAATATTACATAATAATTTTGCCTTTAACATTTGGCACCATTGCTTCAATTTCCTTTTTAGAATATTTTTTAGATAGTGGTGTGTTAAATAAATATAAATAACCCCCAACTATTAAGTTAGGAGGAAGTGTATCGATTGGAGCATCAGACAAATGCAAATTATCCTTAATTGTTAAATTATCAGGAAGTTTAGTAATTTTAGAGTTATCTAAATCTAAATGGCCTTCAACAGTTGTTAAGTTAGGTGGGAGTGAGGTGATTGGGGTATCATATAAATTTAAATCACCATTAACTTTAGTTAAACTAGGTGGGAGTGAGGTGATTGGGGTGTGATTTAAATTTAAACCACCTCCAATTGTTAAGTTAGGGGGAAGTGAGGTGATTAGTGTCTCAGATAAATTTAAATCACCTCCAACTGTTAAGTTAGGGGGAAGTGAAGTAACTGATGTGTGATATAGATTTAAATCACCTTCAACCTTAGTTAAGTTGTTAGGGAGTGTGGTAATTGGGACGAGAAATAAATCTAAATTACCATTAACTTTAGTTAATGAAGATGGAAGTGAGGTAATTGAGGTATTAGCTAAATCTAAATCACCTTCCATTCCATTCTTTATATATTCTTGGATTTTATTTTGAAGTATTCTGTTGTAGTCTTTTTCACGCTCTTCTTTTGAACCTCTTGGAACGAATGGGTTATCTTCTTTAAGTAAATCTAGTAATTTAATCATATTACATGTCTAAATTTATCAATATTGTTGTATCTGTTGTAGCGCTGGTTGGTAATGGTTGAGATAATTTACCTACAGCTAATAGGTTTTGAGCCTCATCATATAAACCAACAGTTGATACATAAGGAGCCCATTGTGAACTTGTTGTATAAGAATATACTGAACCACTTGTGTCGTATTGAAGTGTTGGATTTAATGTATAGTTAAATTCATTTTCTCTAAATGTACATTTATATTGCGTTTCATATATCATGTAAGAAGAAGAAAATGAACATGTTACATTAGTAGTAGTATAATACATTCCATAACTATATATTTGGTTTGTTATAGTAATTATACCATGTGGGTAAAATATATTTCCTACTATAGTACTACCTGTTTTTAAATTACCCTCACCATCGTCTGTAAACGAAAATGTTGCATTTTGAAACATGTCATAATATCTAAGATGAAATGAATTAGGCTGAACGTAGTCTCCAAACAATCGAGATGGAATTGATATTACTCCAACAAATTCGTTGGATCCAGTTGGAAACGATTTAGCAAATGTTAATGTAGTTTGGTTATATGTATCGTACATTCCTGGAGATGGAGTTGTACCTACTAACACATCACTGCCTGTATTTACTCCAGGAATTATACTAGCTGTATTTATATTATCTCCATAACTAGAGCTTAGATAATTACTATAATATAATTGTTTTATTGAATCATAAACTAACTCTTGATCTTGGAGTGAGCCCTGTATATATCCAGTTGGATTAGAACCTGATACCCAAGGGTTACTATTTATATTCACTCCTAAGAATCTATCTATACCAACTGTAGGAGCAATCATACCCGAACCACTAAAAGTAAACGATTTGTTTACTTCGAATGGTGTCACTATGACATCAGATGCTAAGAGTTGTTTAAATGCTATCATTCTCTAAAAATCCAACTTAATCCTTACAAGTGCTTCCTTCGTGAAATTTTTAAGTAATGGTCTAGATAGTTTAGCTACTGCTAGTAATTCACTTGTATCATTATATAATCCAATTGTAGTAATATATGTTTGTGGATTGTTAATAAAGTAAGGATATATTATTTCACCAGTTGAACCTGAAATATATGACGGATTTTCTGAGTAGTTGTATTCTGAACTTCTAGGTCTTACAAAGATATAATCTGATGTTATTGTTTCTTGACTGTTGATTGAGAAACTTGCTGCTCCACTTATAGCTTGAAACATACTTACGTTAGGTGAATTACCAGGAGCTGTTGAACCAGTTGCTGAACCACTATATCTAAATCCTATACCTCCACTTGTTGCAAAATCAGCTAATGCTAAAGGATTTAAGATAATAGAACCAATGTCAGGTAATAACCAACCATATGAACCAGAATTTGCTGAATATCCATCCGCTGTATTACGAGCAGTAATAGTTGCTTTAGTACCTTGAGAACCAGTTATAAGTTGAAATACTCTACCAGCTTCAGTATATTGAACGGCAGTAACATAATTACTATCATCTGTTAAAGTTATTGAACCCGAACTACCTGATAGTCTTAGAGATAATGAACCTAAAAATAAAGATTCTTTATATCTTGTTCTATCAAATGTTAAAGCATAAAATTGAGATGATGTTATTGTACCAAATGTAAAATTTGTATTTTCATCACCAATAACTAAATCTTGCCACTGTCCAAAAATAGTACCTGTAGGAGATTTACCATCAACCGCGTTATTGTAGTTGGCACTACCACTACCATCTGCATTACCATATGCTACAGCAAGTTGAATAGATGCAGCAGCATCTGTAGATGCAGTTTGATATAAGTTTAAGTAAAAATTACCTGACGAACCAGCTGCTTGAGTTGATGAGGTAAAAAATGTAGTTAATGTTGGGTTCCCGTTTGACCATAATGTTGCTGATATAGCATCAGAGC